GATGAGGGTGTCGAGCATGTCATCGAGAGCCTGCCGATAGCGGCGGCTGTCGATGTTGAGCTGGCGGAGCACCGGCGGCTCTTCGGCTTGGAAGAACACGCGCAGGCGGCCGAGGCGGAGGTTCTCCGGGCTGTTCTTGTCCTTCTCGAACCCGACCCGAAAGCCGAGGATATGCTCACCTGCCTTCAGGTTACGCAGGAAGATTTCCATCTCGTTCTGAAGGGCCTGGACAGAATGTGGCGTGATGTTTGACACACCGAGACGCTTGCGCAGGGCCCTGAGGAACCCGAGATGGATGTAATCGCGCATGCGTGTGACATTGTAGAACTGCCACAGCGGATCATCACCGGCGTTGTCGGTCGCGATGAAGATGAAGCCGGATTGCGCGATCGCGGTCTCAACGCCCATTTCGCCGCGGGCGACGATGCCGATATTCGCCGCGAGCAGCTCCTGCCCGTCCGTTGCGCCATCCGTCAGCGAGAAGCTGTCATAGCGCTTCAGGCCAATGATGCCCTGCACCGGCTCATTCGCCCAGGAATGCGACGGTACGCCGCCATGGAGATAATCGCGGCGGACGGCGATTCCCATTGCGCGGGCGACGATATCCTCTTCAAACACCTCGGTGCCGTGCTGGGCTTTCACGAAGCAATCGACGGGGATGAGACGATCGCTATTGATCGTCTCGCGCCAGTCGATCGCATCCTGCTTGGTGGTGGCCGGCCCGCCGACGATGGCGTGCGCCAGCAGCGCGGAGCACACGGCCGGCAGCGCCGCGCAGATCGGATTGGCTTCGGCAACACCGCCGGTGATCACCACGGTGACGTCGAAACCGTCACCGATGACGAAATCGACCGAGCCGTCAGCGATCGTGAACTTGATGTCGGCACCATTGTAAGGCGTGCCGACCACAGCATCGGCCAGGCGCGTGCCGAGCGGATCAATGACCGAGAACACACCGCCATTCGCCGGCACGGCCGCCGCGACGGTGACAACGAACTCGTCTCCGACCACGAAATCCACGCCGGCATCGGCCAGGGTGAAGTTGATCCCATTGGCGCTGTTGTAAGCCGTGCCGACCAGGGCGACCCCATCGAAGCCACCATCGGGGCGCAGCACGGCGAACGCGCCGCCATCGGCAGACTGCGCCTGACAGATCACGCGCCAGGCGCCGGTCGCTGCCGTTGCATCCGCCGTCAGAGCGCCAATCACGCCGGTCCCGGTGTTGCCGCCGACCTTCGGTGCCGAAGCGGCTGAGCGAGCGCCCCCGATGCAGCGGACCCGATACAGCCCGTTCTTCGCGTCGGTGCCGTAGCTGGGACCGCCAAGGGTCATCAGGCCATTGCCGGTGTTGCCACCCGACTTGGCGGCTCGCGTGACATTAACGTTCGGGTCGGTGCGGGTGAACCGGCCGGTATAGCCAGGCGCGCCGATGACGCGCGGGATGACGCCCAGCACCTCGCCTGCCCGCAACAGCGCGAAGATGCCGCTGCCGGCGGCGCGGCTGCCGACGATGTTGGCGATGACCTGGTCGATATCGTCGTCGTCAGCAATGCGCGACACGACCACGCGCGCGGCCTGCTGATAGTCGTCGAGCTGGGCATTCACGGCGGCGACGCTGCGATAAAGCGGACCGGTGCCGAGCTTGGTCAGATAGGCGGCATCGCTCGAATTGAACTCGACCGGCGTGTTGAGCGGAAACACGGTCGCGTCGGCATCGTCCGAGGGAAGCACGATACCGAGGACAGCCATATCAGACGGGACTACCGGACGCGGCTCATCGCTCGTCCGGTTGAAGGTAATGCCGAAGGTCGGGTTGGTCATGGTCTTTCTCCAGTGCAAAGCGCGCCGTCAGACGGCGTTTTGTGGTGGCAACGATGTCGAGTTGAGGCCGAGCGTCATCGCGCCGAGCAGCGCGGCAACAAACGTTCAGCCAGGGCGAACGATCGCCGGTGCTGCAGAACTATTGATTAAACGCGTCGTCGATCTCAGCGGGCGTCGTGATCGACCCATCCGCTATGTCCGCGAAGATGGCAGGGAGCTTGTCGAAGGTGGCTTGGATGTGCGCCTTGACGGCACGACCCGCAGCAATCATTCCCGCTTTGTCGATGTCGAGAAAGGACGTGGGGCCGACCTGCCAGTGAGCGGACGTAGGGCCACCCTCCATCTGCATGTCCAGCACCGTGCCCATGAGCAGGCTGTAGGCCGCCTCCGTTGTCTGGAACGGTACGGGCTGCCCGCCGATGTCTACGAGCACCACGCCGCTCACCGCCATCTCCCATTGCTTGGCGTTGGCGTAGGCAACGAGGTTAATCGGCGGAGAAACGAACGGCTGCACGGTCCCGCCACTCGCAATGAAGGACTCGTAGCACTCCCGCAGGTCCCCCGATGTTGGCGGCAGCGGTGTATGGAACACGACGCCATCCACCTCGAACTCACCGAGGGTATGGTCAGCATTGGTGTACTTTGCATACATGGTGATGTCCTTACGGTCGGGAGATGGCGAGGATGTTGTTGATGGTGTAGGCATGGCCGTCCGAGCCTACAGGATAAGCCAGTCGGGCGAATCTATTGGTAATGGCGTTTAGTACCGTCGCCCCCGCGTTAGAAGAGCCTATGAAGCCAAAGGTGACCGCGGGGGCGTCCCGCATATCATCTTGGAAGAAGGCCGTGGAGTAGATGGTGTTGGCCGCCGTACCATAGCCAGCGGCAATGTACTGCGTGATGTGCTGACAGTGCCGGTTACACTCCCGAATGTCGTCGTCGTAGTCGGTCACCGCGTATGGTGGGGCACTGAGGCCCTGATACAAGCCAACGTCGAATAGCTCAGCGACATTGCCGGACGTGGCCATGAAGTTGCCAGTTCCGGTAGCACCGAACGCCCCGCCGTTCTGCCACGATCCCGCAGGCAGCGCGAAGGTGGAGCCCACAATGAAGCCAATGGTCAGTGTGAGAGAACGGGTGAGACCTGAGGACCAAGTCCCCGTCTGGTCGCCGCTCATCGGCACGGTGACAACCTGATCGGCCCCCGTGCAAGTGAAGGTGAAGGGCCTACTCCGAGTGTTGTCGCCATTCTTGATGCTGCCGCTAAGAACCAACCCAGCCGGTCCCTTGAAGCCGAAGCGGACACAAATGTCCTTGGCATTGGGGGTCCCGAACTGGAGGTCGGCGGTGCGTGTGCCCTCAAGAGGCACTTGGATAATGGCGTACTTACCCGCCGCGATGTTGGTATCTGCCAGAGTCGCCGTGAAGCGCAGGCGGTTGGGCGATCCCGCAGGCGATGGCACCAACACTTGCTGTGCCGTGAGGCCAGTGAAGCCCGCTGAAAGAGCCAACTGAAACTGCTCGACCGGATATGCAGCGTTGGCACTATGGGCCATGCCGGGTGCCCACTGCGTGCAGATGCGCATAGCTCCATTGATGATGTAGTTCTTCTTGACCACGACATTGGTCAGCTTGGAGCCATCCGCCGCCGGATACTTTCCATCGGCGTCGAACGCAACGATCTTGTTTGCGCCGTTTCCGACTGCCGATGTCGGCAACTTACCAGCGAGTGCCTCTGCAAACGCTTGCTCCAAGTCCGCATTCGCTTGGTCGAACTCCGTTTCTAGGTCTGCAAGCTGCTCAGATACCCACGACTGAAGCGCCGTGATCGCCGCGGAGATCATATCCTTCACGCGCTTGACCGCTGGCACACGATCCAAGGCCGTCCCGGCAGCAGCTTCGGCAGGCGTAGCGAGTCGCACATTGCCCCGCTGCTCTTCCGACGCGTCGCGCTCATCGAGCTCGGTCATGTCATCATTGATCAACTGGATAGCGTCGCGAATACGCTTCGCGTCGTCATATGCAATGTTGTCAGGAGACGGTAGCGGATATCCCCGCTGCGTTTCATCATTCGACATGTTGATTAACCCGTCGTCGATTTGACAGCGAAGGCGCGGATCTTACGGACGTTCGATCGAGCCGCGGGACCGCCGGTGATCTTCACATACGCACGCGAGATCGCGCTGTTGACGTGGTCGAGCATGTATTGCCGCTCCTCCCAACCATCACCAAGCGGCGTCGCCCGCTCCAACGTCAGCGCATTGGCTCCAGACCAGACCGGCAGGCCTGCATTGATCCCGGTCTGGATCTTTGCCTCGAATGTCGCGGTCGAGGGCAGATAGACGTCGAGCACCAGGCGGATCTTCGAGTCCGTGCCGGCATCAAACGCCCGCGAGATGTAATCGCCAGACGCGGCGATCGCGCCCGCCACGATCTGCAGATGCGGCAGCATCAGGGGCGACAGGCTCGCAGTGCCGATGAGGCGCAGGCGCACCTTGACGTCGCCGGTGATCGTGGACGGCAGCTGCACGTTCACAGCCGGCGCGGTGACGTATTTCGCACCGTTCGGCGCCTCGAACTCGACCTCGATCGCCGTCCCCTCCGGACGCTCCGCCACCAGGAGCGGCATCAGGTCCGAGCAGTTGGTGACGTTGATCGTGCCGACCTCGACCGTGCGAATGGCCGGATCGAACTTTGCGACGCGCAGGCGGAAGCCCAGCGATCGGCCGGGCTTCGGCACCCAAGTGCGGGAATCCGAACCGTCGAGGAAAGTGCCGTTCGGGAAGGCGTTGCTCGTCACCCAGCCATTGATCTGGTCGAAACCGCCGAGATCCGCGATGGCGACCGCGTGAGTGGCATCGTCCGTCAGCAGCGTGATGCAGTAGCTGCGATCCTCGCGCAGAGTGGTCGGTCGCGTGAACGGAGCAAAGGTCCAGTGCGATTCCAGCCGAGGCGCGGTCGATAGCGGATTGACCGCGGTGACGTTGTGCATGTCGATAATGCACTCAGCCACGACCCGCTCGGTCGGGATGCCGAGATCCACTTCGCGGAGCTGAACACGGACCGGCTTGTTGCGGTCACCGATCTTCGTGAACTTGATGTCCACCCCGATCGCCTGCCGCGGCGCAGCCAGGCGAAATGTCTGGGCCAGCGGATCAGCGCTATACCAGAACGTGGTGATCGTGTTGCGTTCGTTGGTGATCGTCGTCAACCAACCATATGCCGTGTAGAGGGCATTGGCCGTCGATCCGTTATTGATGCCGCGAAACGCAACATGTTTCACGCCGACCGGCACGCCGGCAGGAATATTGAACGAAGACGACACGAGACCATTGCCAT